CCCATCGCGCCCGATGCTATTTTTGTTTCCGGTCGATTGGACGATTGGAATTGCGCAACCACCGGCCCGCCGTCGTGGTATTTTTTAACGCCGCTGAATAAGTCTGGATTCATTTTAACTAGGTCGAGCGTTTTCTGATCAACGCCAAGCGCGACACCTTGAGCAACTTCTTTTTTGCTCAAGACCCGCTCGCCCACTTGCAAAATCGCGGGCACCTCGTCACTTTTAAGACCAGGAAACCCGCCCGAGTGAAAGCGCGGCGCACCGTAAAAAACAATCGGATCGACCGCCCGCGACTTGCCGCCCGGCGCGCCGATCGTGCCTCCGTCGTGGAAAAAGCCACTGAATAAATCTTTTACCCCGTCACTGATAAAGCTCGTCGCGCCTTTAGTCGCACTGCCGATTAAGCCGCTTAAATTTAAACCCTCTTTGCCAAGCAATTGAGCGGCCGCTTGCTCAGCTAACATCTTTTGAATTGCTTTACCAAACCCGACGACCATGCCATCAAGCCCGTCGGCAAACGGATCAAACAAAAAATCGGCGAATGAGTCTTGAATATTGCGCGCCGCTTGCTCTGCAAACGCGTCCATCTGATCGGTGCTTTTCTCAACTTCATCCGCATAAAAGCCAAGATTTTTCATAGCTGATAACGCGGCTCGGTTATAGGTTTCCAGCGAGATGTTGCCAGCCTCCAACTGCGCGCGATAGCTTGCCAGCGCAGCATCGAGCTTTTCCAACGGCGTGCGCATCGCTTCGGTTAGCTCCGCCGCTTCTCGCTTCATTTCGTTATACTCATCCAGCGCGCCGGTGGCATCCGTATAAGCGGTCATCGACTCAAGCGCCGCACGATTAAACGTGTCCGTTGTGATCTTGCCGTTTTCGAGCAAGGATCGATAACGGTCTAATTCAAGATCAAGCTTTTCCAACGGCGTGCGCGTCGACTCAAAGATCCGCGCAGCTTCTGCGAATTCTGGGTCCAACTTAGGCGTTTTTACTGATGCACGACTACCGCTTGAGCGCTTAGGCGCATTATCGCCACCGCCGATGACTTGGTTTAATGTTTGCGCACTGGGCGACACTGGTTTTTTCTCGCCGTCGCCTGACAGCTTGGCATTCTGCTTATCACGTTCCGCCGCAAACGCATCGACCAGCTTTTCCCGTTCCTTGGTCAATGCCTCAAGCTCTCGCTGCTCACGCGCCAGATCGTCGCGGCCTAGCAGGCCATCAAACAACGCACCGACCGCGCCGTTACTTTGCAAATCGGCAATGTGCTTTTTTTGCTCCCTGATCTTGTCATTGATTGCCTGCAAATTATCCGCTGCCTGAACAATCGCGGAGCCCCCGGTCAAATAGCTAAACGCCCCGCTGAGCCCGCCGCCCAAGCGTTCGACCTGATCGACCGCATAGTTCAACGTTGTCAACAGACTGTTTAACGCGTCCACCGTTGGACCTGCAACACGCACAGATAAGTGCGATAGCGCAAAATCAAGCTTATCGAGCTTATCGTTAAAAGCCCCGGCCGCTTTTGCATTTTCGGTCGTAATACCACTGAGCTTTTGCCCGATTGCGACGTTCTCGCGCAAGCCGTCTGCACCTTGCAGCAACAACGGAGCCAACTCAGCATACGACTTACCAAGCACCGTCGCACCCAGCGCTGCGCGCTGCTGCTCGTCTTCGATGCTGGCAAAAATATCAGCAAATTGAATCAGCGCCTCCGCTGGATCCTGTGTCGCTAAACCAAGCGCCTTGGCATCCTCAGCATTTTTTACCATATATATGCTGAGCTTGTTAAGGCCTTGCGCAACCGCCTCGATGCTGGTGTCACCCAACTTTGCAGCATAATCCAACCCGGCTAACGCCTCGATCGCTACACCAGTCCGGTCTGCCAGATCGTTAAACGCGTCCGCTGCATCGATGCCGGTTTTAACAAACGCGGCAATACCGGCAACGGAAATGCCCGCCGCCGCTTTTGCGAATAAGCTATCAACCGGTGGCTGAGCATCCCGAGCCGCATCACCAAAGCGCCCAAGATCAGAAGTAACCCGGTCAAGCTGTTGCTGAAACTGCGCAAGGTTGGCAGTAAAATCGACGACGACGCCTAAGCCCATGTTAAATCCTATCTATCAATTGTTCGCCCGCGATCTCAACATTGCGCACGATTAATTCCAGCGCCGCGTCTTTTGCATTATCAAACGCACCGCTGATGAAATTTTGTCCGTCCACCTGAACGCCGCCATCGCGAAATCTTATCCCTTGATAACGCGCGGTACTTAACCGCTTGGCTGTCAGCTGCTCACGCGAAATAATCCCGCGCGCGACCGCTTGCGCACCGGTGATTTGCTTAGAGCCACGTTTGTAACCTAAATCAACAAATTTGCCGTAATACGCCCCGCGATTATCATCCCGACTACGCCCTGGATTAATGGACAAATAAATGCCAACCTTGCCGTTACGCCTGCGTCGATTGATCCGTGAATTTTTCACAGTCAGCGCTTTTTTTAATCGCCCGGTTTTAACCGGCACACGCGAGCGCGCTTCCGCCAAAATCAACTTAGCCCCGGAGCGCAATGCCATATAGGTAATGCGGTCTCCAAGTTTCGACGAAAACGCATAGAGCCGTCTTGAGACGTCCGATACGTTAGAGATTTCAATATCAACAGTCGGCATAATTTTGCATTTTTTTCGCTATACTATTGCCGTTAAAATTCATTGAGACATCTAAATGTTATTTATTTTTGCGCTTTGGTTACTGCTTAGCTTGCTTTCCGCACGCATTGCCTACAACAAAGGCCGACCATCCGGCCGGTATTTTTTTCTATCCATGATTTTATCGCCGCTGTTTGGTCTGCTGTTTGCGCTGGCCGCATCCCGCAACATCCGAGTTTTAGAAAGCCGAAGCGTCAGAGCAGGTTACGCGGTCCGCTGTCCACACTGCGCTGAAGTCGTAAAAAAGGAGGCAGTCCTTTGCCGGTATTGCGGCAATCCATTAAGGACCACTAACCCTTCGACACCATCCCAATAAACCCGGCGAGCGATAGCCCGCCGGCGATGATGCCATTGGCCATTTCCGGCGACAGCGTAACACCGGCCGCCGTGATAACGCCGATCAAACCGCGCCAGGTCGACGCTTCCGACATGCGTGCAAGTAAATATTTTTTCATAAAAATCCTTAGTTTTGTTGCTGCTCATAATTAAAATCACGAATCAGCTTCAAGTGATAAACCAGCGTCTCGACGTCTTCAATACCCAACATTTCAACAACGAACGACAACCCAGACCAATCCAAGCCCCCCAAAAAATTCCATGCTTTGATGGCAATGGCAAGGTCCGGAGGCTGCGGTTGCTGCTGAAATGGCAGGTTTTGCAGCTCTAACCAGCTGCGGGCTTTCCCAGCTTGTCATCCAGCGCTTTTTGATGGCGTTGATAGCTTTCGACAATCGCCTCAGAAAGCGGACCCCAAAGCTCAGGACGATCAGCAACCCATTCGACAAACAACTCCGCATCGAACGGCACTTCTATCCCTGTACCGCCCGGCACCAGATGAAGCTCTTTCATGCCCGGCCAATCCACCACAAACTTTTGAAACAACTCCGCCCGTGTGAATTTTTTACTCTCCAACATTTCCATGTCGGTCGGGCGCCTTACGACAAAATCGTATTCGACGCCCTCGCACGGGACCATCGTTTCGCGCGCTTTTTTAATGCGCGCGATGTAATCTTGAGCTGAAGCCATAAATTACGATGTGTAATAAGTTGGCGTACCGAACGCGGTAATAGATACCGAAGTCGTGACCTTGTCCTGCGCCGAGCCGCCTGGTGTCAGTGACGCACCCACGTAACCGTTGAACACCATTTTCGAACCGGAACCGAACGTAAACAACATGGCCCGCTGCGCTTGAGTATCAGAGGCCAATTTTAATGCGGCCAATGCCGCGTCGTTTGGATCCCAAATCGAATCAAACGTGTAGGTTTGTGCCGATGCAACGCCCGGAATTTGCGTTTTGGTTTTA